CCTGAACCTGTAACTGTAACACCAGTTCCAAATATTCCTGAAGCACTAGATAACTTTAATATATTTGTATTATTATTAAATGATACTATTGTTGCAGTTACCGCTGTAGATCCATCTGACCCAGTAGCTGAAACTGTTTGATTAGGAAGAAAAGAACCTGTAATACCTGTAATTAGTAAATATGTTGGCAAAGTTAGAGTTGGTGGTGATGGAGATAATTGATAATCTCTTCCAAACTCTATTATTTTTAAACTTAAAACTCTACCAATTTCTGGACCATATGCTAACAATGAAGCACTAGAACCACCAGAAGATGTTATTGTTAAAGCTGGTAAAGATGTATAACCATTACCATTATTAATAATTCTTATATCAGTTATATCTTCTGTACCTGTTCCTGATTCTTGTACAACTTTATCTCCTGTATATGGATCACCTCTTACTGTTTCATCTTCTAATACAATATGACTTGTAGAATTGGCTTCAGTTCCTGTTTCTAATTTCAAGCCTCCATTAACTACAGCAATTTTTGCTGTCGCATTACCAGTACTAAAATTAATTACATCACCTATTGCATATCCTGATCCGCCACCATCTATAAATATTTCGTTTATTGAACCAGATCCAATATCACCTACTTGCATAATAGCATCGGTGCCACCAGTAGTTAAAGCAATACTATCGGATGTATTATATAAAGTTCCATCATTTGTTATAATTTTAGAATTTATAATTCCTGTCATTGTACAAGTAATTAAATTATCTTCATTTGCATTATTTGTACCAGTTATATTTTCACCAGTAATAAATGTTCCTACAACACTATCACTTACTAAAACTAATTCTACAATTGTTACACCTGAAATTGTAAATTTAAATATACTTTCAACAATAGCTGTTGCTTCATTTACAGTTGCACTTGCAGTATCATTTGCTTGAGTAATTTTTTGACCTATTAAATATTGAGCATCCGAAGTACCAACCTCTACTGCTCTAATTATTTTTCGGCTATCCCATTGACCATCAGATATTCTTAAAATCTTTTCTTTAGGATAACTTATTTCTGCACTTTCATTAAAAAGTAATTTAAAAAATATTTCACTAGCTCGTTTTGTACCTTTTGCTCTATATAAAGAATTAATATTTTTAATTAGTTTTCTTTTATCCACATCTTCATATAATCCATCAGGAATAGATTGTAAAAAAGCATTTCTAAATTTTGTTAAGAATCCTTGAATAGTTTTATCTGGATCAGGATAATCTAAAAGTTCTTGGATATTTTGTACAGGATTTGCTCTATAAGTTAAAATAGTAGCTTCAGCTAATGATGTAGAACCTATAATAAGCTCACCTTCAATAAATTTATTTTCTGCTGTAATAAACAAACGAGAATTATCATCTATATCTTCTACTAAAACTGTTGCTGTTGCACCTGAGGTTTGGCCTGTAATTATTTCACCATTTATAAAATCACCATAAGAAGTATCTTCTAAAAGTATCCTATCTCCTTTATCATCACTTTGTTGGTTAGTACCATTTAATAAAAGGTCATTAATTGTAGCTGTTTCAGTTTCTAAATTAATTGTATCTGAATCACCAATATTTGTTAAGGATAATTCTGCTGATTCTAAAAAAGTATAATATGCTTTTATAAATTCTAAAAAATACGGATGGTCATCAAGTACAAAATCAGGTGCTTGTTGACTTATTAAATTTGATAATTTATCTGTAAATTTAGCCATCTTTAATAACTAGATGTTGTAACATAACCAATACCAGCATTAGAAGAGCCACCAACAAGGGTATCCACTTCAACTGTAATAGAACTGTTTGCCACATCTATATTTAAAATCTGATTTCTTAAAGGAACAATATCATTTGAGTTTGGTGTAACTGTTAATTCAACTATGGTAGAAGCTAATCCTCTAATATTTGATATTGAAGAAATATTTAAAGCATTAACTGCTATAGCTCCTGTTGCATAATCAATCGTACCTGCAGAATTATCAGCATAGGTTCTAACGTCTCCAACAAGATAATATCTTCTTATATTACCAGCACCATCATCATCAAAAAAATATTCATTTGCTGATGACCCAATTTTAAATCCTGATGAAACTAATATTCCTCCAGCACTTGCATTATGTCCAGAATGTGGATTATACAAAGCATTTGAAAATGATACAGTATAATTTGTAGACGAACCAATTGTTGGTGTAAACGATTTTCTAATTTTTAAAGTTGTAATATTTGAAAGTATAGAAGTATCCACATCATCTATAATTTCAATTAATTTTGAATGCCTTAGCATACTATCAAAACTTTGAAGTGTATTGGAGTTATAAGCTGTTAAATCTTCTATTGTTTCAGATTTTAAAGTATCAGCTGTTTTACTAGTAGCTGTTTTATCATATTTAACTGTTGATGTTAAAATTATATTTGTTGTTTCAGGATCCACAATGACTGGTGTTACAGAAGCAACTGAATATCTTTTTAAAGAATCTATAATAGAATTTTTTGTAGTTTGAGTTAAGGTAGAACCTGATTTTGGATTAATCGAAATATATACTCGGCCATAAAAAGGCGTTTCAGCATCTTCACCACCCCAAGCACTTATTGATTGTGTATTTGCATAAAGCTCTTTTACTTTTGCTTTATAATCTTCTACAGTTACAGCACGATCTTGAGCTGCATAAGATTTTGGTGCATTAAATTTTATTGATTGATTAGTTTCAGGTTCAGCACCATTAGCTGCATTTGAATTTACTGTAAGCGTTACATTTGAAAATCCACCAATATTTCCAGATAAAGAAAAAGATGAAGCTCCATTTGCAGCTGTTTTATTAGTAACTACATATTTTAAAATAATAATATTACCATTTACTAAAGCTTTACCCGTTACTCCATCACCAAAGTAAACTTCAAATTTACCATCTTCAGCTTCTTGTAAAAAATAAACTTTTGATGTTGAATCTAATTCTGTAATTGAAGTTGCTTTTGTGTAAGTATTAATAACCGTATCTGTAGAACTATTTTGAACTTGAACTGTTAACGTTGTTACATCAGCACTAGCTGATTGAATTAAAAATCTTTGGTCAACATCTGTACTATCATATGTGTATTGGTAAGTTACATATGTGCCTTCATAAATTTTTAAATTTGAAAAAGTATAAACATTATCTATAGGTGAGATTGTATTTGAACCAATTGTTACAAAATTATATGAAAGGCCATTAACGGTTGTAGTAAATTGTGTTCCAGCAGACATAACCAATGTAGAACCTGTTGCATCATTAACAACCACATTAATATCAGCATAAGGGGCTGTAGCAGAATTAGGAGTGTAACCTAAAGCTTTTGCTAACGATACAATACTATTTCTCATATCAGCAGTATCAATAAACATTTCATTAGCAGCCACATTAGCATTATAAGCTAAGTAGTGTGTATTGTATGCCAATAAATCCATAAGGACTGCCATACCCGATCCTTCAAAATCATAATCTTTAAATTGACTTTGATTAGACAAAAATCTTTTTAAATTAACTTTAATTCCATCAAAATCTAATTGTGATATACTTAACTTTGCCATATTATCTTAACCTTTGTAAAAATTCTGTTATTGTAACTGGTTCTGGAGTATTAACAACATAAAAAGAAATAGTAACTCTATATTGGTTATTATCTATTTCATCTTGCACAATAATTTGATTTATTGAAGCTCTTGGCTCAAAATTATCTATTACTTCTGCAATTCTATCCTGTAATAAAACAGCATTTAGTGGAGTAATAACTTCAAACAATAAATCACGTATTGATGAACCTATTTCTGGATGAAAAGGTCTTTCAAAACGATTTGTTAAAATTAAATTACGAACTGACCTTTTAACCGCTTCCACATCCGTTAATCTAGCAACATCATTTGTTGCAGGATTTCTAGTAAAATTTAAATTTAAATCACTAAAGATCCTAACGGATCTACTTGATTCATTTGTTATTGATGCGTCATACTTTGCCATATACAATATTTATAATGACAACCTAACCTCCTGCAAAAACATTAGGAGAACCTACTATCATTGCTCCTGCATCTGTACTATCACCTATTCTTGCAATTGATTTACTTACAACCCTAACAGTAGCTGAACCTATATTAACAACAGCAACATGTGGGGCACAAGGTGGACTAGGTGGAAAAGGATGTGCAATAGTTGGGTCTGTAATTCTTGCAATTAAAATACTATTTGCTCTTACTGTATTTTGACCAGGGGTATCTAATATTGTTGTTGAAGCGCAAATATGGCCTGTTGATAAACTATCACCTTTTCTACTAACAGCTGGCATTACTTAATCTCTACCTTTCCACCCACTTCTTCTACTTCTTTTTTAATTGTTTCAGCTTCTTCTTTTTCAATATCTATTTTTATCTCATTAGGGTTCTCTATAGAACCTTCTACAAAGTTTTTAGCTTCTAATAAACCCATTTCTTTATATTTTCTAATTTTTTGAATAACTGGTATTTTTTTACCATCTTCAAAACCTGTCAAAACAACATTAAACGTTGTTTGTACTTTTTCCTCTATAAATTTTTGTACTGGTGTTTGTAAAATTTTGTTTAAATCCAAATTCCAAGCTTTTTCCAGTTTTTTAGCAAGTTCACCTGCTTCTATAACCGTAAGTTTTCCTAATTGCTCCACCAAACTGTCAATTTCCGCCATTTAATTTCCTAATTTCTTTTTTCTGCCAATAGGAAGTGGAATCCAACGAGAAATTGGTTTTCCTTTTTTGGAAATATAGTCAATATGTATTTTTTTCTCTTTTATTTTATTTTGGATACGTTTTACCGCCCTTTTAAAGGACATATCTATTAATGTTTCATTAAAATCACTTTGATTCGTAAATTTGTACTCTTTTTCTTTTGGCATAATGTTAATATTTATATAAATTTTAAAATTACGTAATAGTTCTTATTTTGTTCTATTTTTCAACAATAAAAATGGATTTTCTTCCATTTTTTGCTTGCAATATACCTATTTTTCCGTTATTATATACTTATAATTAAAA